GTCCAAAGAGAAGATAGACTCATTGAGGTCGGCTTGCCGAGCCTCTTCTTCTTGTGTGAACTCCCGCTCTTCAGTTTTAGCGGTTTCCACGAGCGCCTCCAGGTCAGAGATCATAGAGGCACGTTCTTCCTTCAACTTCAAAGAAGTTTTCATTTTGAAAGGGTTTTGTGATGGTGAATAGAAAGTAGTGCCTCCGCTACCTTCCGCTTGGGGGCAGACGTAGGCTGGATTTCATCTTGTACGGGTGTCTCTTCGACAACCTCGTTTTCGGCTTCCAAAGCCGCGATAGCATCGCGCATCTTAACGGAAGTCTGTGGGTACGCAGGTGAAACAACAGGTGAGACATCTGCGATACGTGCAAGGCGCTTGATCGTGCGACGATAAGTGCCATCTTCTTTTTTCTCGTAGTCGTCTTCGCGGACGACAAAACCGAAGCTACTGCCTCTGACGTCACCGCGCTTAATGCTCTCGGCAAGATCCTTGGCGTAAGACTGATTGCCCAAGTTGAACTTGTAGTACAACCCGTGCTCATCAACCTTCAGCTCCAACGTGCCCTGACCATTGAACGAACGAGCCAAAGGCATATTCATATCGTGGTTGAACAGGGCTACTACGTCGTCCATAAGGCGGTCATCAAAAGCTCCTGGAGAGACCACTTCCTCAACCGCCCCAATCATTGTGGGTTGGTTGAAGACTGCGGCATAGCCCTCGACAGTCCGACCCTCGTCGTCCATACGGACTTCAAGTTCATCAGACGACGGAACGAAACTACGTCTCTCAATTTCTGTATGTCTTTTTTCTTCTTCCATATCGTTTTGGCTTTTGCCATCCCCACCCGTAATACCTCCGTCACCAGACGGACGGGAAGGAGCGTCTCCGCCATCGACACCTCCTCCTCCACCTCCTCCGCCATCGTCGGCAGGGTTGCTGTCGGGAGTTACATTGCCTGAAGATGGCTTTTGTTGAATGCCTCCAAACCCTGGGGCTTTCTGCAAAGTGATGTAGATACTCTCGTCGGTCTCTTGAACCGCCATAATGTGACGATCCTCTTTGTCTTCAATGTTGCTGCGCTCGGCTTCAGCAATGATTCGCTTGCACCAAGGCAACATAGAAGAGCCTCCCCACGCAGCGTACATTATGCTTCCGCAGATAGGCTTGCCGTCTGAATCAGTAAACTTACCCTGATTGTAAACACCCGCACGGCTCAAAAAGCTATACGTGCGCTTGACAGTCTCCAAAGACAGGGCTTCCCCACTAGCAATCTGGTTGGCTCTCTGCCAACCCACAGGCGTGCCACACGAAGTCCCGTTTTTCTCTTTGAACTTCAAAGCACGTCGAGCCGCTGATCGAGCAGATTGTGGATAGTTACTGAACGTCGGCATCGGTGTTCTGTCCCGTGACTGATTTTGCGTATTCCTTCATACTGTCAAGTGGGAGTTGGTTGACCTGAACGAGGTGCAAGTCACCATTCTCAACGGCATTTCGGTCTTCAAGTGAGCGAACCTCGTTAATAGAGAGAACGCCATCAGACAACAAAGTGTGATAATAAGCCGCACGAGCAGACATATCTCCGCGCATAAGGCTAATCATACTGAACTTGAATTTGTACGTGGCACGCTCGACGGGAAGGAGCAACTTGCGTCGCAACTCCTGTTCGATGTTTACTACCCAAGGATGGATTGTGTGCTTGGCAAAGAACAAGTCTTGCTGTTCCACGTTGCTGTACTTCACGTCACCGCTCATCTGAATAAGCGATGGCGGCACATTGAAGATTCGACAAATCTCTTCCACCTGGAATCGACGAGTGTCAAGAGCTTGAGCCGTCTCAGGAGGGATGCCTACACGCTCGTATTTCAACCCTGCTTCGAGGATAGCCGTAGCGTGACTTGCATTCATCCCGTGGTATTTCATATCCCACGTTTGGCTCAAGCGTCGGTACTGATCCTCGCTCAAGGTCTTGTCGGTCATAAGAACACCGCTCATATTACCGCCACTACCGAAGAAACTAGCTCCGTATTGTTGTGCGGCAAAGGTGAGGCCGATATTCTCAATGTGCTCTCTGATCGGGCTGACACCACGGAAGCACTCGATAGCAAGGACGTCCTCGTTAAACAAGGCTTCCTCGCTGTCACGATACAGATAGATGCGTCGACCATTGAGGTCTTTTGCCTTGATCTGATCGGGCGGAACGAGGTTCAAAGATTTGGGACGACCATTGGAGTCGCGCTCAATAAGAGCATAACCTCCTCCGTGCATCAAGGCGTCACTTACGATGTAGATCCAAAAGTGGTAAGCCCCGATATATTCGTTCGGCTCTTGTGTGACGAGCCTGTACGCTACGTGATTCCTGTCTTGGCGCTTGACACCTTCCTCCATCTCATATAGATCGAGGTCTAGACTAGCAATAGTGCTAGAGATTTTGTTGATGCAAGCGTAGACTGCGCCTACCGCCATAGCCCCCTCTTCGCTCAACATTACCCCACTACGAGTGGGTTGCCAGGGATAGTAAAGGGCGGGGTCGTAGGTACGCTCCTCTACTTGCGCGGTAGGAGCAACTGCCTCTCGGAGGCGAGTGAAAAGACCCTTGCGGTTTTCAGCCATTGTATGCAATAATAGCCCGTAAAGACGCAGGGGCTATCTACCTTGTTCGATTTCTTTTCAGTATTCTCCGAAGAATCGTATGGAAACTCTGATAGCAACTATACCTATTGCGACCAAACAAGTCGTAATAGTCATTCTCAACCGAGTAATACGCATCGACATTGCGTGGGTATTCATAGAGACGCTTTTGATATTCGTCAACGAAGCCCTCTGCGGTGTTTAGCTTTCTTGCCAAAACGAGCTTCTCCTCGCAGGTCATAGGAATCTGATTTCATAGTCTTCAGGGAAAGCATCTTCCTGTGTTTCAGTCATAGCCTCTCCAACCGCGCATATCAAAGCCGTTATGCCGTCAATCTTGTCTTGCGACTTACTCTTGTCTGGCTTGCAGTTCATCGCAGGATCATAAGTCACTTCAAGATTGCCAGCCATCCAACGAAGCACGGGGTCTCCCTCGTGGTTCATCTTGCGCTCCAAGATGAGGCGGTACACCTCTTTCATAGGCGCACTCATACTGACGTAACCTTGACCCATTGGTGACATCTCTACGCCATCTTGAGTTAGATTGATTATGAGTTGGGAACTATTGTACCTGTCGAACGCGATGCTACGAAGATTATAGCGTTTCATCAAGCAATTATCGTCAAATTTTACTACGCCATTTTCAACATAGTACCCTGAAATACATTTCCTAATGTAGTCGTAGTCAGTAACGTTGCCTGGAGTCACAGTCACCTCGTCTGCAAATCGCAGATCCATATATATCGTATTCTCGTCTTTGTACAGGCGCTTCTCTATTGCCTCTTCGGGAAGCCAGTAGAATCGCTTGGTGTCGTAACCGCCATCCTCTCGTGGGGTGACAAGGACAAGTGAACAGAAGTCGCTGACCGAAGCAAGGTCAAGTCCTCCGTAACAGGGGCGGTCGCCATCCCACTCCACGTACCCCAAATCGTTCTGTCGCCAAATGTCATCGCTAACCCACGTCTCACTCGACTTGACCCATAGGTTGCAATGCTTGGTCTTGAAGTTTACTTCTTCAGCTCCTCCATAGTTCTTGGCTTGAACGCATTGTTGCCGCAGATAGTCCACGCTAATACTATGACCCAAGCTAGGGTTTGCTTTGATCCACACGTCTTCATCTTTCCAATCGTCGTCCTCGTCAAGCTCATAAATCATACTGAAGAGACTGTCATCAGTCTTCTTTTCGTCGAGAACTTCTTTACAGGTCTTGGCTAACTGATAGCACGGGCCAGATACATTGAACCCCGCAGTAGTGATCGTGAACATCAAGGGTTGCTTGCGGCTACCCATTGATGACTTGAGCACGTTGTAGACGGCAGACGTGGGGTGGGCGTGGTATTCGTCAACCACGGCAAGGTGAGCGTTCAACCCGTCAAGACTATTCTTATCGCTCGACAAAGGCTCGGCCTTGCTGTTGGTTTTGTTGACGTGCATATTTGCACGATGGACTCCAATGCGCTTGGAGAGTGATGGGCTAGACTTGACCATACGTGCCGCCTCATCGAAACAGATCCTAGCTTGGTCGCGCTTGGTAGCGGCAAAGTACACTTCACTACCCTGTTCGTTATCGAAGTCAAGCATAGCCAAAGCTAGACCACTCAACATCGTCGACTTTCCGTTCTTACGACCCACCTGGATGTAAGCCGTTGTATATCGCCTCCACCCTGTCTCTCGGACTTTCCAACCATATATGTTGGCAATGACAAATTGTTGCCACGGCAGAAGATCGAAACTCTGCCCCGCAAACTCACCTTTGCTATGCTTCAGAAATCGAGAGAAGAACTCGATGTACTTCTCGGCATCAGAGGCATCAAAGTAGAAGCCGTAATCTTCGGCTTCGCTCGACACAAGGTCTTGCTCAAACCTTTCAACGGCTTTGTACACGTACTTCGACGTGACTATTTCGCCATTCAATACGCCCTCCGCATATTGGACATAGGACAAATCGTTCATTCTTTTCCGTGTGCTTGACGACCTGATACTCTAGCGTGACAGGAGACGCACAACCCCCTGATCGTGTCGATGTCGTAGAATCTGTCATCCTCTCTAGAGCGCATTCGCACTGGTGTAATGTGGTCTGCGACTGTGGCAGGGACGAGTTTTCCAAGTCTCTCGCAGAGGACGCACAATGGGTCTCGTAGGAGCACGAGCTTCCGTGTCCGTTGCCATTGCTTTGTATGGTATCGTCTGTCGGGTTCTCGCAACCTCCCGCCTTGAGGCTTGCGGCCTTTCGGCTGCCTCTTCCAGGGTCTTTTCTTTTCACGCTTCGGTATATTTGGCATAGCCTTCGATGGCTTTGAAGATTTGCATTGCTACTTGTGGGACGATGGCGTTGCCGTAGGCTTTGATGCTTTCTCGTCTCCACCTTGAAAAGGTAAGGCCGTCCAATTTGTTGGGAAGCCCATCATCTCCTCCACAAACAGGGGGGAAAGTTGGGAAGTCTTCCCAGGCGGATTCCATATACGAGCTACTTCGTATGTTAGATTGAATTTGCCCCTGTTGCGACTCGCGTTTCCTCTTTCCTCCTGACTCTTTGGTGTTGGCAACAATCCCTGACTCGCTGCTTCTTTGATTGGTAATTGTAGAGAAGATCCCCACTTTTCCTTTGCCTTCTCCCACGCTTCGGGACTCCGTGTTGTGTTCCAATCGAAAGCGTTGGGTGTCGGGAGCATTCCCGATTCCTCCAAGGCCGTAAACATCGACTTGCCCCCCTGTTGAAAGTCGCTCTTCCTTCCTGTCTCTGTTGTTATTGTAGGCAATAAACCACACTCGATCTCTTCGGTGGGGAGCGTCGACGGCAGCAGCTGGAAGTATAAGCGGTTGTACGGAGTACCCACTAGCTTCCAAGTCAACGCACACCTCCTCGAATACCACCCCTCCATTCCAACCAACAATCCCACGAACGTTCTCTCCCACGACCCAAGTGGGTGAACACTCTCGAATAACTCGCAGCATCTCTGGCCACAGGTGGCGCTCATCGTCTTTCCCCATTCTTTTGCCTGCGACGGAGTAGGGCTGACAAGGGAATCCCCCTGTAAGCACGTCAATTCGTCCATTATACTCAGTTGCCGTGAGGTCTCTAACATCTTCATATTGTTTTGCGTTTGGAAAGTGGTGCTTGAGTATTTGTCTTGGGAACTCCTCCCATTCGCAGTTGAACACGTTAGTCCAACCCATCCATTCGGCAGCGAGGTCAAATCCACCGATGCCTGAGAAGAGAGAAGCGTGAGTCATTGCTTCTTGATAAGGTCGTAATCGTCCTCGTCGTTGTCCAAAAGCATCCCCGCAATCTTCTCCCGATCAACTGGCGACAGTCCCCACTTGCTCATCAAGCTCGTAAAGGCGGCTTGAGCTTTCGCGTATGCCGTGTAAGTGCCGCTGACATTACTCGTCCCGTTCTCAAATACCTGAATAACATCGTCAGCGTCCTTGAGTCTATCTGCACACCACTTCATAATTACCACATTCTTGGTCAGGGTAGATAGCCCTATTGCATCTATATCGTGGAGTAGATCATAGTCTTTGAGGTGAGATACAAGGGCATCGTACACCTTGCGCTCTTCGGGGCTGAAGTCGAAGATCGGTTCAGGGGCTACCGCGCCTACTTTCC